CGACCGGGAATCTTGTTCTCCCGCAAGTAGTCCTGGCCGATCATATGAAAATCAACGTCAGGGTTACGGCCCAAGAATCTCCGCAACCGTGGGGCCACCATCGCTAAGTCTTTTCGGTGCGAATCACCACCAGCCCACCCAACAGTCAGCCGGGGCCGGCGCGGGCGTTCGAGGTCGAACATGCGCCCATCAATATGGTTCGGCAGCACCACCACATTCGGGTTGAACTTCAACATCGCTTCCCGCAGCGGTTCCGTGGACACGGTAACCATGTGCGCTGTACGCACAATTTCGGCCAACTCGTGCAACAACTCCGGGGTGTACGCCTTCACAGCCCGCTCATTCGAGGGGTCTAAACACCACAGGTCGTCGTCGGTTTCCCACACCATTTTGTGGGTGCGCCACAACCTCAGCCAGTTAGTCCGAAACCCCGGATAACCGATCCTCTGACCAACAAAAATGACATCATCTGGCACCGGAGCAACAATCGACTTGTACTCGACATCTACACCGTGTTTTGCCATCTCATCGAACGGCAACCGGATACGGTAATAACCGCACGCCGTACCATCCTCGACTGAGAAAATTTTCTGCACTAACCCTCCAAGGTTGGGGTTCCTCCCACTGTCAGGAGGAACCCCAACAGAGGACTAGCTGGCGGTGAGCTGCAAGAACTTCACCGCGTTCGGGTCAAGCGCAACCGCACCCACACGCACCAGAGCACGGTAAGCAACCTGATCGGTAGCGAACCCGACCTCATCGGAACGCTCGAAGCGGATACCGCCCGCGATACGAACCTTCAGTGACGAGAAATCACCGAAGTAGATGATCTTTGCCGTACCCACATCAGGCCCAACCAGGGTCGGGTCGATGTACGCCGACTTACCCAGGATCAGATCCGGGTTACCGGCAGTAAGCGCCGTTTCCCAGATGTAACGGCCCTGCGGGTCCTTCGTCTTACGAACGCCGGCAGCGGTCGGGTCGGACATGAGGAACGAAGCCCCGGAACGGTACTCAGGAAGCACCGAGTGGAACAGGGTGATGATCGCATCCGAGAACACCGAACCTGTTGCACCGACCGTAGCCGATGCGGCAGTGGCACCCGAGACGGTGTAACCAGCCGTGACCGCGTTGTGGGCGATGAGCGAAATCTGGTTACCCAGAGCACGACCGGCCGCCCGAGCAAGGTAGTTGTTCAGATCGAATGTGGCATCCGAAACCAGCTCGGAGGGCACATAGGTGATGTAACCGTACTTGCTCACCGACAGGTCAACAACGGTCATTGCAGCATCAGCAGCGGTGATGGCAGCGTTAGCGGCAACCGAGTTGTTTGCGGAAGCGTGAGCGGTCACAACAGGCATCGGCAGCGCGTTACCATCAGCCGTGTTGATGATGTCAACACCGGCCTGAAGGATCTGCGAACCCTGAACTGCGTACTCCCACAACTGGCCGTAAACGCCATCCTTGCCGAGACCCGAACCTGCACCGTACGACATGGACCGGTTCTCGCGGAAAGCGTTGATGGCACGCTGCGCTGCACCCGAGATCGGGGCCAGGTCGAACGTGTCGCCTGCACGTGACTCACGAGCCCACTGAGCAAGACCACGCTCAGCGGTTTCGGTTGCCGGCGCACCGGAAGGACGGAACGACTGCTCGATCTCGCGGGCACGCTTCTCACCCTCCGCAATAGCGGTACGGCGCGAGTCGAGTGCCTCAACTTCGGCAATCATCTGATCGAACTTTGCTGCCTCATCAGCAGACAACGAACGCCCTTCAGCGACAGCGGTCTGTGCGAGCTGGGTGGACTGAACAACCAGCGTGTCACGACGCTGGGTAATGGAATCGAGAACACTCGACATGGTTTCCCCTTTCTGAGGAACTTGGTTTAGGAAGTTCCCGATGGGGTCACCCGGGCGGGACGTGCTTGTACTGCTACCGCTTCAACAGAGTGGGGTCACCCGGACCTGTTTAGCGGGGGTCTAACTACTTGCTGAGAGACATCGCCTTAGCGAGAGCAGCATGAGACGAAGCCTCTGCCGGTGTCTCCGACTTGTCGGAACGCTTGAAGAACTTGATCAACTCCCCAGCCGCCGCAAGATTACGAACCTCAGCCACATCAGCCTCAAAATGGCGCGACAGTGAAGCAATCGCACCATCAATTGAGCGCATCGCCACAGAGGTGTCCTCATAGGCGGGTGTGTTCACAGGTGCGACATCGTACAGTCGAACACCGGTGAGAGTGCGGAGCGGGAACCCCTGATCGGTGGTCGTCCACTCATCCCCATCCGTCTCAGTGACGAACGCAAACGACGACTGCCGAACATCGCCACGCTGCACCAACTCATAAACGTCAGCTCGAGCCTGCGGCAGATCAACCTCATACACGAGACCAATGTCATCCGTCGAAAGCCGCAGCGTACCGCCGCCGATGGTGCCCAGCACCATGTTGTCGTCATGGTTGTAGCGGGCGATCACACCCGGCCACCCGTTGCCCCGGGAACGGTTGAACGCTCCCGGTGCGATCTGCTCAACGAAACCACCCAAGTTCTGGCTGTGCCGCTCAAATTTGGCGGCATAACCGCCAATCACCTTCTTGTCGGAACCGGCCCGAACCTCGACCGGTACAGACGTAAAACGACGCTCTGCGTCCGTCATGGTTACTCCTTATTTTCTTAGGGCTGGTGCCGCTTGTGGGGCAGGCACATTATGGAAATCGCCACCAGTGACCGGTGCAAGATCCTCAAAGGCTCTCGCTTCGTTCACGGACAGACGACCGTCCGCGATCTGCGCCCCAACAATCTCGGTGCGCGTCTTAATATCGGCACGAATGCGAGCATCCACATTCAGCTTCATATACACCCCCGCAGGGAGCATCCTGTTCACCGCAGTCTCTAACCGGACAACATACGGGGCAGCATCCTGGGCACGATTCAACGCACGAGACTCATCATTCGTGTACGCAACCGACCCCTGCGCTGGGGTTCCACCAATTTCACGCGGGTCAATACCGTAAATGGCGGCAATCTGGTTTGCGGACAGATTCAACGTCTCAATGAACTGTGCATGGTTCGGCGGAATCGTCATCGCGTTGAGTTCCCAGTCGGAACCCACCACGAACGGTTTACCTGCCGCAAAAGATTTAGCTGCACGGTCAGAAGCGGTCGCAGCAACAGCCGGATCAAGGGTTTTGGCCGTATTTTTCAGCACAGCAGGCGGCAAACCACCCCCACGCTTCACATCTGCATAGTCCTGAGCCGACAAACCAGCCCGAACAATGGCCGCGTAATGCTCAATGGGCGACAACCCCAACCGCATCCCCGGAGGAACAATCCACGGAATATGCGCCACCAACTTGTCCGGCAACGCATTCCCGTCAAGGAACCACTCCCCAACATTTGTTCCGGCAGACCAATCAGCCGACCAACGCACCCCAATAGGCCCATCCGGGCCAGGAGTGATACGCCCTACCGCGTTCCCCTTCACCGCAATCGCATACATGGCCTGCCCCAACCACGTACCCAAACCGACCTCATCGTCAATGTTCTGAGCCAAAGTCGGCACCGCAACTTCAACCCGTTTCTTCCCATCAAGCCGGTAAAAGTCCACCGGAAGGGTCGAAACATAGTCCACAAGGAACCGAATAGCCGCAAAAACAGGCGTCAACGAGGTAGCTCGAGCCTCACTCACAGCTGACGGAGAAGGGTCACCCAACGCAAACCATTCCGGCGACGACCTCACTTCAGGGGTGCGGAAAAATACGCTCACGACCGCCCACCCTTCCAACTAATCAACGCAGAAACACCAATAAGACCCGCACCGAACACCAAAACGGCCAACGGCCACAGAAACGGCACCACCACCCACAGACCGGCAGCAACCCCGGCAACAATCACCACAGCCCCAGTGATTTCCAAAACTGTCGTGACCATTCACACTCCCTAAAAGAACGAATCGCCGGGGTCATAATCGGCATCGCGCGACTTCAACACCCACCACGCGGCAGTTGCCGCCCGCAAAGCAGTAATGTCGCCCGCCGACTTAGTTGATGACCAAATGAACAGGGCATCGTTGTACACACGTTTAGCGGCAACAACCACAGCACGATCCAGAACAGGATCTGAGGTGTGCCAAACCTCCCCATTTATCAGCCCATCAGTTAGGGCGACAGCTCCATTAGCCATGTCTGCGCGCTTTAACTTCACAACGTTCACGCCGGCATACTCAAGTGCCCCGATCAGCAACTCGTTTTCGGCATACCCGTCAACAACAACAGAATCCAGTCCACGATCCGCCATGATCTGCCGGGCGGTATCGACAATGAACTGTTCCGACCACTGACCGTTCGACTCATACCGGGTCAAATGAATTTGGGTGCCGTCATCAACACCACCAGCAACCACAAAGGATGCCGACCGTTGCAAACCGGTCTGAATATCGACTGCCAGAACAGGCCAGACTAACGTGCGAGCTTCACGGCC